TCGTTGTATTGTTGGGGTTGCTGCATCATCTGCTGTTGATACTCTAAACGCTTTTGCGTATCGTATTCAACGCCACGATATACTACTTTAGACATTAGGTTTTCTCCTTAAGTGTTAGATTAAAGAGCGTTCCTTCAGTCAACCTTTGCGTCTATGTTACACTTTTTAGGTGTCACAAGTTTTAACTCATATAGTAAATCATTTTTTAACTGAGGCGTCATTTGAGGATTAGAAGTAACTCTAATCCAAATGAGTTGTGCCTGTAAACAAGTTAAAACGAGTGCTTCCATAGATGAACGTCCCGTTCCGAGTCGGCTTACTTCCGTCGCTATTTAGCGATGAACGTACATTATATATGATATTATTTTTGTAGCGTACACTACTATTTAATAGTCAAATTTTTTACAGTCATCAATATAATAATCAATAATATTATTTCTTATTTTATTAGTGACTGGTTCTTTTTTTATTCCTATTTCTTCTGGCATTATGTATCCATCACTATAGGAATTTTTGTATTCTAATTTTGTATTAAAATTAATATTAATCCATGATACCAAATTGTCTATGCCATCTTCATATCTGTATACTTTAGTTTTATAAGATACAAAATTTTGTTGTGGCATAAACCAGTTATTAAAATATGATCCATGTGATCTTTGATACTCAATAAAATCTTGAAACCATTTTTTATTTTCTAAATTTTCAATGAAGTTTTCTGGATTGTGTATCTTGTATATTAAATTCAAAGCAGACCATATTTTATCTACAGGGTTTCTAATTATAGTAAAGTGTTCTATTTCATCTACTTTCAAATACCTATTATACAAAGGATAATGTAGGTGCATTGGTTCTATTCCAGCAATATAAAAATTAGGATTGGAAGTATGATACTTCGCCCCATAATTATTAGCAAGAAATATAGAACCAACAAACCTACCAGCAGTTCTTGGTATATGAATAAAATATAATTTACTATCTTCTTTTGTAAAGATTGGCATTACCTATCAACATAATCCAAAGTAAAATCTTTGGCTTTAAGTTGTTCAATTATTATATCACACCCTACTCTAGGTTCACAATCACCACAGGTAAAAATATCTGCCGCTGCTTTCCCTTCTTCTGGCCAAGTATGAATACTAATATGGCTTTCAGAAAGAAGACTTACTACAGTGACTCCTTGTGGATCAAACTTTTCATAGATAGTTTGTAGTACATGAGCACCACTTGCTTCAGCAGCATTCTCAAGTAAGTCACAGAGAAAGAATTCATTGTTCAATAGAGAAAATGAACAACCATATAAACTTAGTAAATAGTGTCTACCCATTCTCTCCATTTCATTACCTCTTCTTTTTTGTTTCTGGTTTACAATCCCATAGTTTAGGGTTTACTCTTCCTTCGGTTTGTTTAAATGACAACAAACCTTCTCTATATGTGTCCCAATAGTAATCAAAGATATCTACTTTTTTATTAGCGATAACAATATCATAACAACATTCTTTTTCGTTTGGTTTATACTTTACAACGTAAGAATTGTACGGTAATGTTCTATCTTCCGCTAATTCTGGATCACAATTTTGATGTACAAACTTCAAGAGCGTCCTCCCCATTGAATAGTTGGGAAAGCTTCTTCAACACATGCTCTAGTAATCTTATACTTTGATTGTAGTCCTTTATCTTTTACTAGAACTAAGATCTCTGCTTCTTCGGCATGTAATCCTTCAAGCATTTGAATAAAAAGATTCTCTCTCATCATCTGCTTAATAGAGGATCCACCTTTAAAGAAGACGTATAGTTTACGATACTCATGTTCCAGTACAGTATGCTCTGTGCCTTTAGGAGCATCATTAGGAGTGTAAGGTACTTCTCCCTCAGGAAGCATTGATACTACAGAATCATCATAGTTGGCAATAAGAATGGCACGTAAAGCAGGAGTGTTGTATTGCTTCAGCAAACTAATTTTTTCTGCTTTGGTTTTAGCGTTGCTTACTTTCTGTAAGACTTCAGACAGTAGTAGTTTCATGGTTTAAAATTAATTTTATTACGGAAAAAATATGCTTCCATCAAATCAGATAGTTGATGGTCACGAAAATATTCTAAAGGAACTTTCTTTTCAATTCTATTTAGAGAAGAATATTCTTCAAGAATTTTAGTCTCTATTTGTTCAGGAACACAATCAAAGTCAATTAATTGTTTGTTTCTGAAATAATTATTCTGTAGTTCTGAAGTGGTACAGAAAGCAGATGGATCTTGCTCAACCCATTTATCTAAGTTTTTCTTACTTATAGGTTTCTGCCTTACACCAGATACAAATGTATCATCCGAAGAAAGATAATTAGGTATACCATCAGACTTGTCACCTTTAATGATGTGTTCTTTTACAAAGACATATGGATTGTCATTAGTAACTTCTCTCTTCATGATAGGATTAAATTGTTTAACTCCAGGATACTTCTGTAGTTGAATAAAATCTTTATCCCCAGAAAGAATCAAAACTTTTTGTGTTCCTTTATTTTTACATAAGGTGGAGATTACATCATCAGCTTCTGCTCCATACACTTCAATGACTTTATAAGGAAAGTATTCTTTAATCTCATCACGAATTTTATTTAAAACTTCGAAGATACTATTCCAATCATGATTAGATTTTTCACGATCTTTCTTTCTGTTTTGTTTATAATGAGGGAATACTTCTTTCCTCCAATAATGTTTAGAGTCATATGCCAAAATTAATTCACCATACTCTTCTCCATATAATTTTTCATAGGAAAGCAGACAGGTTAACACCATATGCCTTACTAATTTTTCATTCAAAGCATCATTTTTTATTTGAACCATAAGATTAGAAATCATAATCTGGTTCATATCAATAAGAATCATGTGTCAATCCTCGTCGTCGTCCTCATATTCATCTGTGTTCTCAAATCTAACAGCCACAATTTCATCTGGAATCAAATTTCCATCTTCATCAAACATCTCAGGGTGCATAGGTTGGATTCTATTCTTGTTAAGGAAAGCATAAACGATATCGTTTCCAAACCATCCTAGCATGAATCCGACTACAAATGAACCGACGATTCCAATTCCACAGAAAAATAGAATGTATGGTGTTGCTGATTCCATTTTAATTCTCCCTTGTTGGTTGTAGATCCCTCCAAGTGAATTCAAATTTAATTTGAAAATCTTTTTTAAGGAGGGAAAATGTTTTCCTAATCTTTAGACCATATCTTTCTGGTGCTTTAGGTTGTACCCTCCGTCTGAGCATCAGCTCTACACCTTTATTTATTGCCAGTTCTTTATTTCTCATTTTTTAGAAGTCACTAACCCCTTCTCAACAAATAACTTAACCGTATCTAACAAAGAACCTACTTGTTTACCATCAATAATAACATAGGGGAATCCTCTGGCATTAGGATATTTTTCTTTAAATTCTTCTCTAGTCATATCAGTTCCAACTAAAATAGAATTGTAATTTAAGTTTGCTCTTTCCATAAGTTCATGTATTTTGACACATGAACCACATCCAGAAACTTTAAAAACTATGATGTTCATATTTCAAATCCTTTAGAAGTGTATTATACCAGCGTTACTAAAAGGTGTCAAGGCATGTGACAGAATCTAATGGTTCTCCTCCACCAACAATTAAATAATGTAAGAATACTTGAGTATAAAATTCACCATAGTATTCATGTCTCCAATGAGGTGCTATTCTACCCAAATATATTATAGCATCTCCACGATTCAACGTAATAGATACTTCTTTTTTTTCTGGAGTTTCAATATAAAAATCCCAAGGTTGATCACCATCTAAATGAAGAGTTGCTGATATTTCACAAGCAAATCTATCCACATGCTTCGAAAGAATATTTTTATATCGATAGACTCTAGCGTAAGAATATGAAGGAGAGAGGTCTCTACCAACAATCTTTTCTACATGAGATTTCTTTTCTAAAAGAAGAGATTTGAATTTGGGGTAATCATAATAACAAGAAGAATTTTTAACCTGAACATCTCCTGGTATACAGTGCTGTATACAATATTTTCTAAAATCAGAAGACAAATATTTTGCTCTTCCTGAATCTATAAATCCTTTTATTAGTACATAATTATTTTGTTTTAATTGATCTACCATAAACAAGATTCAGATCTTGATATTTAGACAAAAAAATACCACCCCTAAGGGTGGTATCAATAAAAGTTATGAGGTTATAATCAACCGATTGCTGGAGCGGTAAGAGCAACAGGAGTTGCTTCAACAGCAGCAAGGTCAAGAGGGAAGTTGTGAGCATTCCTTTCGTGCATTACCTCGAATCCAAGGTTAGCACGGTTGAGAATGTCTGCCCAAGTGTTGATGACACGGTGCTGACTATCGAGCAGCGACTGGTTGAAGTTGAATCCGTTGAGGTTGAATGCCATTGTCGAAACGCCAAGGGCAGCAAACCAGATACCGACAACAGGCCAAGCAGCAAGGAAAAAGTGTAGCGAACGAGAGTTG